ACAAGCAGATTTAGTACAAGGTTTTCTTGATGATTTTATTAAAAAAATGAAAAAATAAAATGGCCGATAAAGCAATACGAAAAGGATATACAAAGCGTTACTTACCTGAGAGTGCTTGGGCTAAACTGTCTAAAGAAGAAAGAGAAGAAACTGATCGTAAGAAACGAGCTGGGAGTAGAAAAGGTAAGCAGTTTGTGAAAAACACGAAAACAGCAGAAAAAGCAGGCAAAGCTGCTAGAACTGCTAAAATATATAAAGATAAGCGTAAGAGATAGTAAATGGGTAACACCGATCCAAAAACTAGATTAAAAGAAATAGTTGACTCTTACCTAAACAAAGATGGTGGAGGAATGATAGATACTGGGATAGTGGCTTCCCACCTTGCCCAGATGAAATTGTTTGGAATTAGACAAGGAGTAGAGTTTTTCCCAGCCCAAGATAACTTTGGAAACCAAAGAAAAGATTTTGTAGACAGAGTAATTAAATATAACCAGCTTGATACTAGACTAGATTCTATATGGGATTACTTTCTTTGCGATGGACAAGGTATTTTTTACATTAGACCCACTAAGACTAATTACAGACTGTACTATTTTCGTAGGCATGAATATAGAAGCTATTACAATATTGATGGTCAACTTGATGAAGTTGTAATTATATATAGCTATAAAGTACGTCAAGGATCAGGATATCAACAGGAAATAGTAAACCAAAGTATAAGTGGTCCTGACATGATGGGACAAGGAGGAGCTAAGAGGTTTATAAGACTATCAATTAAGAAAAAGGTAATTAAAGAAACACATTCAGAAGGAGAGTTATCTTTTGACTCTACTTATCAAGGTTTAGCTAGTAATACTAAAACATTTGTTAATACCTTAGGCTTTATCCCTTGTGTAGAGATATTTAATAATGCAAAAGGATTCTCAGCAGAAGGAGTAGGTGAGTTTGATGCGTTAGCTAATCACATATGTACTCATGATGAAATGGTTTCTACCATGAGAAAGAACGTTACCTTCTTTGGTAATCCAACACTACTTTCTTCGAGACCTAAAACAGATTTAATGGAATCAGGTGAGTCTGCTGTTCAAAGACCTTCTATTGCAGCTAACTCTGGTTTTGCAGGGATGAATCCTTTAAGTCAGTCTAGATTTAAATCTGATCCTTTATCCCGTGGTGTTGATGGTCAAATAAGAGTGCCAAGAGTAATAGCTAACTTAGAACCTAATGATCGTGTTGGTTATATTGTTCCTGATGCAATTACTGGAGATCAGAATTCTTTCTCACGTCAATATAGAGAAGAAATAAGAACTGCCTTAGGAGGAGTAGACGAATTATCTATATCAGCTGGGGTAACAGCTACTGAATATAAATCTTTATTTGGAAGAGTTGCTGCTACTGCTAAAAAGAAAGCTGCTTCCGTATATACATATGGTTTATGTCGTTGTCTAGAATTAATAATTTTCCAAGAAGAACAGTTGTTCCGTGAAACTTTAGCATCTGCTGTTGGATTAGAAAAACCAGTTGATCTTCCTGAAGACGCTACACCAGAACAAATAGATCTTTATGAAGGTGCGATGAAGTTTTATGAAGAGCAAATAAAACAGTTATTGATGGCCTCTTTGAAAGCTCAACAGATACCACCAGGAGTGCAAGGGTTAATACCTGACGGCGATGTGACTATTCAGTGGAGATGGATGGGACCTGTTTATGAGGACTCAACACAAGATACGTTGAATAATTCTATTGTTGTAAGAAATCTTCAAGAATTAGGCGTTGATAGCATAGAAGCATTGAAGTACCTCTTTCCGAGCAAGACGGATGAGGAGAGGGCAGCCATGTTATCTGGTTTTCCTTTCAGGATGGTGGGTGAACTACAGAGTGCATACTCTCAGTTCGCAAAGTTAGTGGGAGGAATGATGCAGACCCCTCACCCACAATCACCAGACTTACCAATGGCGGCAGATCCTAGATTGGATCTAACACCTTATCTGTATCGAACATTAGAAGCATTACAAAAGGAGATGAGTTATGCAGGACGCTACCGTCCAATCGACCCCACAGATGAGCCAAGCACCAGCAGCGACAGTAGCTCCAAGCAGTTACGTGGCGGCTCCAGCTCCGCAGGCACCAGTAGCTCCTCAACAGGCAGCACCGGCACCTCAGGCTTATCAGGTGGGTACGAGTTACCCTCAAGCGGTACCTCAGGCAGCCCCCAGCTACCAATCAAACCCTACTCAGTTCGCCCCCCAATCCCAACCAGCGGCACCAGCGGCAGCTCCGGAGGGCAATCCATGGGAATCGGCGTTCAACAAGGTAATGAACGTGCTGAGTACACCAGTCCAATCCCCGTTCCAGGGTCAACCCTCTCAGGCGGCGACACAATACGCACCAGCGAATTACGGACAGACAAACAGCAGCCAGGCTACACCACTATCGGTTCCGCAGACCTCGTCAGCCAGCCAGGTATCCTCGGCCAACTCTTCCCAAACCTCCTCGACTCTCTCATCAGCGGAGCTAGACGCAATCCAGACACAGATCGGAATGAGTCCAGAAAGCAGACAGGTGATGGACGCGTTCGGGGTAGAGGCACCAGCCGTGCTAAACAAGTACGCCCTAAACCTAGAAGGAATGCTAGATAGTGCTGTTCAATGGGGAAATGAAGCACAAGGATTAATAAAAGGATATGCAGATTTTGCTGTACAAGAGCATCAAGAGAATCTAGCTTATAACGAGATACTTACTAATCCAGACGTATTAAGTGATTACACACTTAAGTACTTTGGACCAGAGGGACCATATCCTGTTTATGAGAATGAGCAACAGTTAGAAACAAAAGGATATCCAACAGCTCCAGTTCCACAGGAACCTGCTAATGGTATCAATACTTCTGCTACACAGGCTCCATCAAACTTTCCAGCACCTCCACAGGCAGCTGCACCACAGCAGCCAGAGAACTTCTGGGGTTCATTTAGCGAGACTATGACTCGTGATCCACAGAATGCATGGAAAGTACTTAACCAAGTACAGCCAAACACCGTTCAGAATAAATTATTCGTAATGGAGTAGGGCTTCGCTCTGTAGCAGTGCATACTTCTTTTTGTAAAAAATTATGTACTGCTAAAATTTTAATTAATAGAGATAGGACTAATATGTCTAATTCTTTTACCCGATAAAACATTTACTGCCGCTTTTGGAGGATAAAGCAAAGTGTTCATTGATAATGACTTTCCAAAGATACTAGGTGCGGAGCTATATAGGCCCCACCCAGCATATGTGGCTGAGATGGCTTGTGAACCAGTAGTGGTACACGATTTTTCTCGCCAACCTGGACAAACCGTACAACTCGATAGATACAAGTTCTGGGGAACACCAGGTACGAAGGATTCTAGAGAGCGTATCGCTGACCAAACTATTGGTACAGCAAATAGCCGTAACATCACAAA